TAGTAGCATCAGTTGGTGAAACCTGTAAACAGTCGCCTGTACCAAGATTGGTAATAGTCATTGCATCGGCGTTACCAGTTGTACCTACGCCCGCGACCTGAAGAATTGCACCACCGGCAGCATCCTGTCCATTGATAGCTACGATACCGTTAGTTGCCAGAGCAGGCTGAGTAGCAGGCACTTCAATCTCAACAGCAGAGCTATTTGTTCTCGCTGTACCTGAGTGAACGAACCGGGCAAGGAATCCTTCTGCAGCGGTGATAGGAGTCGATGAATCTGTCACGACTATGCCGGATGCACCGGCGTGAGCATAGGCAGTGTCATTTTGTACCAGTAATTGTCCCTTATTGTCTGCCAGGTTCATATTATTGGTAGAGGCATCAAGAACAACAAGCGGAACGGTACTGGCTGCATAGCCAATCATATTCAGACCATTGGTGGTAGCACCGCCCGGACTGATTTGCAGACAATCACCAGTGCCTGTATTCGAGATGGTCATAGCATCTGCATTACCTGTGACTCCTACACCGGCAACCTGAAAGATGGCTGCCCCGGCAGCATCCTGCCCGTTTATTTTCGTTATGCCGTTGACAGCAAGTGCGGGCTGGGTCGCGGGGACTTCGATTTCCACGGCAGTGGCATTTGTCTGTGCAACGCCTGAATGGACAAAGCGGGCCATAAAACCCTCTGCTGCGGTAATAGGCGTGCTGGAATCTTTAATGACCAAAGCTGATGCTCCGGCGTGAATAAACGGGTCATCAGTCTGGATTAGAAGCTGTCCGACATTATCAGCACCATCCCAGTTGTTGGTCGAGCCGTCAAGTGTAACAAGAGCAGTAGTACCGCTTGCCGCGGAGATAATGTTAATACCGCCGCCGGACACTGCGCCAGGTGAAATCTGTAAGGCGTCACCTGTTCCGGCAACCGATATAGTCATAGCATCGTTGTTATTAGTTGTCTCGCCGTGAACGACGGCAAGGGCTGAGTTATTTACAGCGGCGCCGGTAGTCAGCGTAATAGCATCACCATCTACGGTAATTGCTGAGCCAGCATCGTATGAAGCGTCAAGTGAGTTACCTGATGCCGTGGCCAAAGCCACAAAAGCAGCCCCTGTATATACTTTTACTGTGTTGGTAGCGCTGTCGTAATACAACATCCCCGTTGCGCCTGTCGGTTCAGTAGTGGGTGTCAACTGTACATACAAACCGCTTCCGAGAGCAGTTTCAAGTTCCTGCGCCCAGTTCCATATAAACGGCACGGCCTGTGTTTTCTTGCCGTAGGCGGCGGGTTTGTCCAGTGTGGTATAGGTCATAGTCGCCTGAGTTACGCTTGCCATAAGGACGAGCATAATCAGGAGTGTTAAATACTTTTGAATTCTCATTTGCGTCTTTCCTTTCAAAAAGTTCTAAAAGGGGCTAAGCCCAGAGAACAAAACGGTCTGCTGGGCCGCCCCAAAATATCTTCAATTTCTGTTAATCCGTAAATCAAGCCACCACTTTTTGTAGCGACTCGTTTTCGCTTATCGGCTCGCTGCTTAACTCGATGTCAACGATAATGTCGCCGACAACAGACGTACTGACGGCCTTTACCCAGCCGCCGATGAACTTCTGCAAAACATCCATCCGGCAGGGAACGGCGAACTTGGCTCCCGTCACTATCTTGGACGGCAGCAGGGAGATAGCTCCGCAAATCTCGTAAAGCGAGGTCAGTGCGGCAGCAGCGGCAGTCCTGATTTGAAACTCTACGCCTTCTGTCCCGACAATGGTTGCCTGGGCAGGTGCGGATATAATAATCACATTCGCAAAGCAGCCAAGCTGGCCGTCGGTCAAAAGAGCGTTGGCAGCGGAGTCAACTTCCATATCTTTTACATTGTCAGTAACCGCCCCCGTGCTGTCTAAGCCAGAGTAGGTCTGGCTGTTGCTCAATACTAATACTTCGTCTCTCATGTTTATTTTCCTTTCATTTGTTTGTTTTTATTTCAATCTGACTACTTAACTAAACTGCACCAGCTTTGGTTACGTCACGACAGCCTGGGTATTGGTGATGATTTTGTCATCCAGCTCACGAATCGGTATACCCTGATAGTCCTTCACGGGACGGCCAAACACTTCCGTAGTGGGCCAGTAGACGTTGTTCTTGCTGCGGGAGTAGTTGTTGAACAGCGCGCCCATAGTGCGATTCATATAGATGCGCGTTCTGGACAGGTCTAAGTCCAGGCGGGACACAAGGAGAGCGAGTTTGTCAAAGAAGTCATCGTCAACTGAATTTGCACCGCCCGGTGTCGGATTGATGTTCACCATTGCACCGATTTTGAGATTGTTGCCGACTGCAAGACCGAACCACGCCTTGAAGATTGCGACGTAGGCGTAGTAGCGTGCGGTCACGTCGTCAGCGTCGTTGACCGGCTCACGGCCTATATCACGAACAATTACGCCGTTTGTGGCCCCTGGAATCTGACCTCCTGATGGGTAAATGCCGTATGCACCGTCTTCGGGATTGAGTTCAACAATGAGAAGTCTGGTTGTAGCCGAACCACCGCCTGTGTAACCAGCGCTTATCACATTATTGAGGCTGTTGCCGCTAATGGTGTTCACTCTGGGAAGCAGGCCATTGATGTGTTCGCCGCCGCTGGTTGATGCACCGTTGAAGAAATTGTTGACGACATCTTTACCGAGGGCACGGGTGTGCGACTCATCCTCCATACGCAGCTTTTCGACTTTGCCCGACTGTGACAGGGTGTCTACGCGGTCGCAGTCGATTTGACGACGCTGCTCCATCAGCACAACGTCCTCCCAGACTGCCTGGGTCTTAGTGACTGTCGGCTTTACGCCTTTGTCGAAGCCGCGGATTGTGCTGGCGGGAATGGACGCTGTGCGGACGACTTTTTCTTTCAGCCCGTGGCTGGCTTCTTTGAAAGGCCAGTCGGCAAAAAAGTCGTTTACGCCAAAGTAATTCATCACCTGAATTACCTTTGACATATTTTTGCCGTCAATGGTTTCGGCAAACCTGTCTAACAGGGTATAACCTGAATTTGGATACGCTGTGGTCATTTGAACAACTCCTAACAAGATAGTTAAAATTGTCTTATCGGGAGTCGTCTGTTACACAACAGGTTCCCTGACGCTTAACGGTTGTCTGAACCGCTCTGCACTTTACAGAGTAAGCACCAGTTTCTCATTGCTGAGAGTCGCTGAACTATTTTACAACCGAGTCACTCTTGTGAGTTTCGGTATTATTAACTTTTTCACATCTACGCCGGTTTGTATGAGGGTGATGTAGCGGGGTCAAAGACACCTGCCGGTTTCTCACCGCCTGTCGCACTTGTACCGCCTATCGTGCCTTTTTCCAGCACTAAGGGGGCTATCTCAGCCAGTAACTCGCGGATAGCAGGCTGATTGCGAAGACCGAATGTGTCCAAAATTTTGACGACATCCGCACCGGCTTTGAATTTGCTCAGAGCGTCGTCACCTGCTTTGACGAACTCACCGTACTTACCCTGATATTTGTCCTTCAGGGCCTGCTCCTCAGCAGCCATCAGGGCCAGTCCTTTATCTTCTATCGCTTTAGTCTGAGCGGCAAGACCGGCAACTACCTTTGTCCATACACCGGACAGGGCTTTAGCAGGCAAACCGACTTCCAAAGCGGCCTTGCGGACTTCATTGGCTATTGTGGTGAAACCTTCTTTGTCCTCTTCAGGCACGGGCAGTTCATAGCCCTCTGGTTTGTCGGGTACGCCAACTGCCTTGCGATATGCCGCTACATCTTCGGGTGAGGCTTTTTCATCTGGAATCCTCACCATACCTTTGTACTTCTCAGCGTATTTAGCCTCGTTCTGGGTGGCTTTACGCTGGGCGGTTGCAGCCATCTTGGCCAGTGAGCCAATGTCTTTGATGTTATCAAACATCTTGGTCGGCTCCTGCTTGGTGGCAGGGTCGTTAAAGTAATCATCCCCCAACAGGGTGGGCAACTGTGTTCTGAAATCCTCTGTCAATACGCCTGTGTCGTCTGTGAAACTCATTTTGTTCTCCTTCTGTTTTTATATGACCATATCTTTTTAATATACCCCCACAAGCCGGGCATATCAACCGTGTTGTCAGTATTTCTGTATATCACACTCAGCAAGTCCTTCGCAAAGTTGTTCAGAGCTACATCAGCGGGTGTCTCAGCAGGCTGCATAAACTTCAGCATATCCAGAATCTCGGTCAGCACTATCTGACCCTCTGGAGTCAGGAATAACAGACGAAAGCGCGACACGGTCGTACTTCTCTGCTGCGGGTCGGCCAGCCATTTTTGAAATATGTCATCCATATATTATTACCGCGCTCGTTAATACCGCACATAACCAGTAGTTATGTCTTTTACAGCCACAATATCCATTTTTCCATTTTCATTCAGCGGTTCTTTCTTACAGACTAAAAAAGAACCATCAGAAAACCTAAACGTCCGATAATTACCTTCATCTTCTACTACCATAGTCTTAGCCTTTAGCCCTTTTTCTGGCTGCCTTGCGCTTGCTCGTATACATACCTTCGCATTTGCCTACAGCGGCCTTCTGGTCAAGACCTTCCTTCATACAAACAGGAACACATCTTGCCACATAATCGCTGCGGCTTTCACCTGGTTTAACACTCGGCATATTATCCCCCTGCTCTTGCCTGTGCAGCCTGCTTTCTACGCTTACGCTCTTCCCACATACGGCTGAACCAGTTGCTGCCTTTTGCGCGGGTTGCGGCAGGACTGGTCTTACCGCTCTCTGCTCCTCTGGCAATACCGGCATAGCCGCGACGTTCTTCCTGCGCTGTTATGGCCCGCTCTTCAGGGGTCATATCAGCCCATTTTTTCTTTACAATGCCCATCTGTTACCTCATATTGAGTTTCTTCTCGATTGCGAGCAAACGCTGTTCGTGATTGTTCACTGTACCCTCGCCACAGGGCACTTCAGCAGGTGCGGCCTCTTTTGGCTTCTGCTCCTGTGTCTGCACTTTTCTCTGCGGCGGCTCATTCTCACTGGGCAAGCCGCCTGCAGGTTTGCGAAGAGGCTTGTCCTGCGCTTTCAAACCGCCGATACCGTTGTGTATGTTCTCGTTCATAATCAAACCTTTCTCAATTCAAATACTGACCGTGATATTTTCGGACAAACCTGTAATGATGAATTGACATACCGCATATTCTGCTTAACTGCTCAAGCACATACATCGGCATATAAACCCACCACTGCCACGTAGCATATTCTGTTAGATTTGTCCACTGCATATTGGACTATCTCAACCCGGCTTTCTTTTCCAGCAACCATATTCTTTTTTCGTGGTCGTTCACAGTGGCCTCGCCATTGGTCACGTTAGGCGGAGTTTCTACCACTGTCTTGGTCTCTGTCTTTTCCTGTTTTACTTCTGTCTTTGCCATTTGTTATGTCCTTTCTAAAAAGTTAAGCTGCCTTCATCATTTTGCTCAAGACCGAATCGGCCTCAATTTTACGGCCCAAATTTGGTATGGCCTTGCTGCTCTTGGCCATTAGCTCGGCGCTCATAGCCGCTTCTTCACGCTGCGCCTGTATCGCCCTGAGTTCCTGAACCTCACCTTCATCCAGTATAATTTCTTCCGGCGCATTACCCGCACGCAGTATCTTACGCATCAGTGAGTCACCTTCTACCACGGCCATAGCCTGCGGCACAACACTGGCTGCGGCCTGTATGTTGCTGATAGCTGATAAGAGATTACCGGTTTCGTAATACTGCTGGAGTAATTGGAACAGCGGCCCTACATATTGAATCTCTGTGCGACCGTCCTGTGCATCTAATACCTCCTGCGGCGGGGCGGGCGCTCTGCCCTGTTCGGCCTCTATCTGGTAGATTCGCTCGAACTCAGTATCAGTATTATTGCTGAGTGTGCCTAAGAACGGGGCCATCAATACAGTCTGCTCGGCCTGAACACCTCTGACCATATCGCGGTTCTTATATTCCTTACCCATAGCGTTCATACGCTGCATCGCTTCAAACAGAGGGACGCCAAACCTGTTTTCCACAAGCTGTGTCCATTTTTGATAGTGTTCAGCCCCGAATGGATAACCACTGGAGTCTAACAAGCGGGTCACGAGGTCGCCCATCTTGAGACCGGCGGTGTCCGAGCGGCCCATAAGTTGACAGCGCCCGCACCCATATCCAGCTTGTTCTTCAGGGCAGAGGAAATCAGCATAGGAGGTCGGGCGGCTGTCTGCGATGCTATCAGCAAATCACGGCTCATAAAGTTACAGGTCAGTATATCCACGAGCATCTGCGACACAATACCCCTGCCGTACAACTCGTGTGAGGGTCTGTTGAGACTCCACGGTATCGGGTTGAGGGTAGCTGTGCCTGTCTGTAGTATTATCTTTTTGGCAGCTACATTAAGATAGTAGTGCTGCCATTTCATATTGCGGACGCCGACTTTACCAGCCGTGTAATCAGTATTTTTGTATATGGCGTGGATGATTACGGCTTTCTGGTTGGGCGATTTTTCGAGTGCAGTCTGCTGTACCTCACTCAGAGAGTCACGGCCAAACTCGCCTTCTATTTCTCTCAGGGTCTTGCTGAACTTGTGATGTATGCCCGTTGGACGGCCCCACCAGTCAAGACGATGCCACATTTCACGGGGGTGCGGAACCATACAGATTAGTTTTCCAGTCTCAGCATCGTTATCTATATAGGTATAGGCGTCCCCTATGCAGGCGGCATCGCGGAGAGCAACGCCTTTCTGGTCGTAGTAGTTGCAGCGGGCCAGTGTATAGCGAAGATGCTCGTCCGTATCCTGAAGCCACTGGCGTATCTGTTTGGACTCATTCATTTTCTTCTTAGCCATACGCTGTCTGAACCAGGAGTCATTAGCGGGCATATAATAGCCTAAAATTCCATTTCCCCATATATCAAGGCTCCTTATAGCGGTGGAGTCGTAGATACGTCTGCTTTTGGTATTGGGCTGACCCTCTGTAGCGGTATCATCATAGGCATTGTGATAGTCCATCTGGTCGCTTCTGGCGGGGTAGGCCAGAGCGGTGTTCAACTGCTTGAGCGGCTCATAATCGCGGCGGGCCTGCTCCATACGGTCTTGCTCGTCCTGGATATTTTTAGGAGTTACGTCCATCTATGTGCCATTCCCCGCTACTATTTTTGCTCTTTCCTCATTGGTATTAGTATCAATAATCAGAAGGGGATAACTTGCTTCTTGTGGTTGTACTGGCTGCTTTGAAATCCACCATAAAAGGCAAATCGCATCCTGTTTTGTTTCTGCTTCCACTCGTAAATAGCCGTCTCTTTGAACTGTTACTCTCATTTATGTACCCACTCCCAGTGTTTGCTTTGACAGATTAGGTGCGGCCAGTGTCTGTGACAGCATCGTGGCCCTGCGCTTTTTGGCAAACTGCGCAATTAACGCCTCCCTGGTTACATCACCCTGCATTATTTTCTCCGGCTGTACCGGCTGCTGTACTTTAGGCATCTTGGGACTACCGAATATAGAGCTTAAAGTATTACCCATATTTCACCTTTTATAATCTTGCCAAACTCAGTGGATTATAGTCATACCGCTTCTGTCTCTGTACTGCAACAGGAAAATTCGACTCCATACTGCCTAATATCTCACCGTCGAACTCCGAGTAGCGATATACGACCGCTAAATATGAGAAAGCGTCACCGACGTGGCGACCCCAGCTTTTGACGGCATCCTCAAAATATACTGGTTTATCAGGCGTAGAGAGACCTTCGTTTCGTCTCTTTCTCCAGTCTTTCAGTCCTTCGACGCCTTCTGCGGCTTTTTTAGAGAACCAGCACTTAGGCATTATACCGCGAGCGGCCTCGATTCTGTCCTCCACGCTGCATCGGTCTATGATTTCAAAATTGAGGCCCAGCAGCCGTGCTACATCCATTGTGTATGTGCCTGTCTGGAAGGACCTGGCATTACTACCGGCTATGTCAGGCGGGGCATAGTGTTTACCGTAGATATACTTCTTGTCTTCAAGCACTTTAGCATACGCGGGCAGGCCCTGACCCACACAGTCGTAGTAGAAGTCTATCAGGTGTATCTGCTCTTTCACAAACTGTACAAACCATATAGCAGTATAGACATCTCCAATGTCCCACACAGTATGGACTTTTACAGCAGGCTCCCAGACAATATCGCCTATCCTGTCGGCAGCTTCAGCCAGCCATTTACCAAGATACGTTCCACCGCTGTACTCAGGCTTTCTACCCAGTACACGGATAGCATATTCATTACTCTCTATACCGTATTTGACCCGCTCCATCTCTTCAAATTCCCTGCCGCTCAAACCCTTGATGACCATCTTGCCGGTCTTGAAGTTGGGCGTGTCC